TTCTGACGCGCGCCAGTATCCGCCATAAGGAAGCCGGGGAAGTTAGCATACATGCCGGCATCGAGCATTTCGCGCCAAGCGGCAGTAACCGCGTTTGTGGTATTACCCAGAATATGAAGTAAACCGATATCGTAAAAACCCATACCAGGAACAAAAGTATATTTGATAAAATTGCTTCTGGCGTCAGGCAAGTCGTCGCCTTCTTCTCCCGTTGGCTCATCGTAGTTCCTCACTATTGAGAGGATCTCTCGCGAGCTAACGTCGATCGTTACGCGATACGGAATTTCGAGACCAGTTTCTTTCCCCTTATATTTGTGCTCGAAGCCCGGTATATCGAGCTCGCAATAAATCTCATAGATTTCTCTGTCACGATCATCAGGATTCATCGAGTCAAGAGATATGCCCTGTTGATCTGCCTTCTGGCGTTGCACCTCATCAGCCTGATATTGATTAGGCGTTGTTAGATCGACATCGCGATATACGCCGAGAATCTGCAATCGGCGCACAGTTGACGGGCGCATGAAGACGCGATGCGTTATGCGCTTTGCGTCGTCTAACGTCGTCGCAGCATTGTTAACAATAAGATCATCTGCATCGACCGTCTCGCTTACAGGTCTGCCGCGCAATGGGCAGAAGTAAACCTTCTTGAACGCCGTGCCGCCAAAGCCAAGCATGAACAGCATACGATCGGTGTCTGGATAATACTCTTTGGCTGTCGCCGTCAGATACTGATTAAGATCGTTCTCCAACGCATCAGCAAGTTGCTGCTGCTCTGGTGAATCTTTATCAGCATCATCGCGAACCTTCACAGGACCATCGGTCGGAAGCATCTCGCTTCGCGCATTTGCCTGGAAGCGCAGCACTGCTTCAAGAAGCAGTGGATGGCGAACGCGGCTCATGCCCTCAACAGGAGCGCCGTCAACCGCGCCTTGCAGTCCTGGGATCTCAACCTTCAATCCCAAAAGCTTCATGCCCTGGGCGCGGTCTTCAATCCAATCCTGACGGCTATCAAGATCGTCGCGAACGCCGCGAAGCAGATCTTCGCCAATGCGGCCAAGCGTTGCTTGATCTATGTCGTCAACGAGATTGCCAAACCATTCCTCTGCACGGGCAGCATCTGATTCGCCGTCAATTGATCGGCCATCAAGCGAGACAGTGATCGAGCCGTCGTCGTGTTCAATGGTTAGGATCTTGCCGTCTTCATCAACCTTTGGCCGATCGGGGCCTTCCTCAATTTCGATCATGACATCTTCAGCGGCGCCAAGCCCTGCCGGTGCTTGCTGCTCTTGACGAATATTATAAGGCAAGCCTGGCGTCATCGGCATATCAATCAATCCTTACTGTGGTGGCCCAATCATTAGCCATGATGTCGTCAACAGTTGGCTCCCACGGGATCATCTCGCCGTCAGCCAATCTTTTATTGATGTTGTAATCGTTGCCTGGAAGAGGAGGATCTCTGACGACATAAACGGCTGGATTGCCCCAAGCCTCGCGCGTCATTGGCTGACCCCATTTGATCAGGTCAAGAGCCTGCGAAAAATTCATTCGCTATCCTCATCTTTGTCTGCAATTAGCTTGCCGATTTCTTCAACGAAACGGTCTAGCCCCTCGCGAGCGGCCATATTATCATCTCGCGCTGTTATTTCATAGATACGCACATAATCGTTGGGCTCGCGGCCCCAGACTTCTACTTTAAACTTTCCAAGGCCGTGGCCGTGTGCTGGCGGCGCGTCGATTACATCGACCGTCGCACTACAAAGAATGCTCATTTGATTTCCTATTAAACTGGATAAAGCGGCTCCGGTGGAGCGCCTTGGTGCATTCTACTTTGATCAAGTTCTGCCGTCCATTCAGCATTGCGCACAAGCAGACCAAGATCGCGCAGGTGCTTCAACGCCATTGACGTAGTATCCACCAAGTCGTCGTGCTTGCCCTTGGGGAAGACCGCCAGCTGGTTCGCCACCATGTCTGCCCAGGTTCGATCGGGGAAGGTTATCAGACCTTCGGCAAAGAGATGCTGGATCGAATAGAGGCGCGCAAGCTTGTCTTGCCCCTTCGGGTCAATCAGCTGAACGCCAAATTCTTCATGGCCGTAAAGCCGGCGCATCTCCTGCGCGATGCTGATGCCGCTTGCCTTGTTCTCGATCAGCAACTTGTTGACGCCGTAACGATACATGGTCTCTTGAACCTTCTCGACCAGATCGTGGAACTCCAGGCGCTCTGCCCAGGCATACATGAGCATGACCTTTGGGTGCTCTTGCGTATAGGTTCTTTGCACTGCTGCCATCATGTCGCCGTCAGAGGTGATTGATCGCGTTACTTGCGCTGTCTGATCGCCGCCAGACCAAACGCCCCACACCGTCATTGCGCTTGGATCGTTTTCGGCTTTTGTCGTGTAGGCGCCGTCAACGGCAGCAATGATAAAATCAAATGGCGGGTAGCTATCGCGCTCCCAAGTAGGTATCCACTCGCGCTTGATGACGCCGCCAGTTCTGGGCGATGGCAGTTGCTGGAACTGAGCGGCTGCCGCCCACGGCCCCATGATAAGCTCATCGCGCGCGACAACCTCTTCTGGGAACCGCGCTGGGAAGAGGAGCTCGCCCTCTATCGTGCGAGGGTCTTCAAGACCAAGCATCGACGGCTGCGCCCTGGACGGGTCGTAGCGCATGGGCAGCATCAGATAATCGTAAGGAAGATTGCGGTCCAAGATTGAGCCAATAATATCGTCTTCTGCGAGTCTTTGTTGTATACAAATAATGGCTGAACGCTTGGGACTAACGAGGCGCGTAGGGATCGCCTCAAAAAACTGCTGATTCGTAGTGTCTTTGATCTGTTGAGACGCGGCGTCAGAGACCGACAAGAGATCATCGGCTATGATTCGATCCGCACGGGCGCCGGTTATTGAGTTGATGGCGCAACATTGGCGAAAGCCCATTGCTGTCGTTTCGAATTTCGATTTCTGATTTTGATCCTTCTGCAAGACTACATGCGGCCATCGTTCGCGGAACCAATCGCTCTCAACAAGCCGGCGCATTTTGAGCCCGTCGCGAATCGCAAGCTCCTGGCTATGTGAAACACATATGTAGCGCATGTGCGGCATGCGACATGGCCCCCACTCAAAGGCCGGCCAGAAGACATTGACCATGAGCGATTTCATCGACCCCGGCGGGACTGCGATCATCAGGCGATTATAGAGCGATCCATCTTCAAGCTCATCGCCAAACGTTATGGCCGTGAGCGCCTCTGCAATATAATCAATGTGCCAGCCGTGATTGTATTCAGCACCAGGCTCTATGATGGGCCACGCCCGTTTGATGAACTCAACGAGATTGCCTTCACAGGCTTCTCGATCATCTGAGATATCCAGCTTCTCTAAAAGCTTATCAGGATCTTCGCCCAGGAATATATCATTGGGCGCCACATAGTTCATCGCATTCCCCTCAATGCGTTGTCTTCTGAGACCAGATAGTATTGCCGTCTTTCTCTGCCTGCTCCACGCTGGAGACGACAACCATCATGACAACAGCAAGCGCCTGATCTGCGCTTTTGCGACTCAGGAAGCCTTCAGAAATTACAAAAGCAACCACGGCCGCCAACGCCTGGAGAGCCTCCAATGGATCTTGCGCAACATCATCCACAGACCCAAGCATGCGATTCGCCAACTCCTCAATGCGCTCCCTGGCGTCCGGCGCCAGGTCTGCGTGAGGGTCGTTAATGTTAAACATGCTACTTCGATGCAGACTTGGCGGCCAGGATTAGTTCGCGCAATGCGTTGCGCTGGTCTGCCGACAGCGCATCAGTGTCTACCGTTTTCGTCTCTACCTGGACCGCGCCGCCATTGGCGCCGGTGAGCTCAGTGACCTGTTTTTCAGTATAGTCTTCGCGGAACCTTGACGCGACAGACTTTAGCCAAAGCTGCGCGTTGAAGTTGCGATTGTCCATGTTTTGCTGGGCCGCATTCTCCCACCAGGTCTGCGAATGCGCCTTTGCGCGAGCGAGAGCGGTGCGAAAATCGGCATCTTCTTCCGACCATCTGAAGATAGAAGCTTTATCGACATCAAAGTGCGCGGCCATTTGCGCGATGCTTTTCCCAAGCTTGCCAAGCTCAATAATTTCTTGGCAAAACTCAGGCTTATATTTCGATGGCCTACCAACAGGCCGCTTTACTTTGGCCGATTCACTCATGTCCAAACCCTAAGTTGGGGCGATCATAACACAGACCGCCCCAGATGTTTACTTTAAATAAAGTCGTTGTCGAAGTCTTCATCTGCAAGCACTGATGACTTTTTTGTCGCAGACTTTATCGCGGCTGCTCCCAAGGGGGTCGTCGCCAGCATCCCCAAAGCATCCATGTAAGTCGAGATAAGAGCCTGCTCCTCCCTGAGCTTTTGGGCGTCTTGCTTTCTGAGGGCGATGACCTTTTTAATAATTTTAGGGTCAAATCCGGTTCCTTTGGCTTCGGCGTAAACCTCTTTGATGTCTTCAGCAATTGCTGCTTTCTCTTCTTCGAGCTTTTCGATTCGCTCAACGAGGGCTTTGATCTGATTATTTGTCATCAATATCTCCATTCATCTGTTTGCATATGTAATCAGCAAACAAGCGGCAGTAGTCGCAAGTTTGCTCGCATCGATCGTCTGAGATTGCGCCTGCGAAATTATTATTTTCATCAATCTCAATGTTAAATCTAC